CTAGGTTGTGTACCTGCACCAACAGCGTTTGAGAGAGTAGTAATAGTTGCCATTTAGTTTCTCCTTAAGCAGCGTTGTATTTAGCAGTGACGATGCCTTCAGGACGCAAGATTTTGCGACCATAAAGATGCATACCACGCACGATGTCAGCGAAGCTGTCGGGATCACGATATGTCTCAGTCTTAGTGATTTGCTGAGCAGTTGCAACAGCAGAGTCATGACCAGCAACAATCACACCAAAGTTGGAGTTTTGGTTAGCAGTACCTGCAGTACCAGCACCAGTACCAACTTTAGGTAGGTTGTTAGAAACATATACACGGAAGCCATGCAAGTTGTTAATGACCAAGCCGTTCTGCAAACCAGAACCACCAAAGTCACCATTCAACATACGGCTGTCTTCGTCCTTCAGCATTTCGATGAAGATAGGATCAACCACCAACCAACGACCAGCGGAATCAACAAACTGCGTGTCCAACAGACGACCCATACGAGCGACAACCATCAAAGGTGAAGCTGTTGCCGTAGGCAAAGCAGTAGCACCGGGAAGACGGGGAGTCAAAGGAATGGAATGATCACCAGCAGAACCTGTAGTGATGTTACCGAAGCTACTCTTGATCAGCTTCATAGTGCTCAACAACTCATCAGAACCAGCTTCAGTCAAAGCTTTAGTTCCGGGATAAGTTGTACGAGCAGTACCAGCATTTGCATGCTTAGTAGCTTGTGAGTAGCCAGAGAGATAACCCAATACATCTTGGTCATACTGATCACGCAAACGATACGCTGCACGATCAGAAGCCATCTGCATGAAGTTCACATGTGAGTGAGCTGCTTCGATGTCATCAATCTTGAAAGCGTAGTAGTTGGCTTGGTCAACAACCAATGTGAAGTCTTCATCATTCAGATCTTGAGCAGTGATCTGTGTGCCACGGGCGTAGCTTTGAACAGACACTTCAGGTTCTTTAATGATTTTGACACTGTCGCCCATGTTTGCGATTTCACCAAAGTAATCATTATTGGTGATGTCTTCAACAGTAGACGCTTTACGGAATGCAAGTTGTACTTGCTTTGAATAGATGACTGGCGAGAAATTACCATTAGGTAGATTCCCGTAGCCAACTGCTTTTGGAAAGGCCATTTTAATATCCTCCTAGATATGTGTTAGGCATATAATTAAATACGCTCAACATCACCACAGAGGCTGTATTTGATGGGTGTGTATAGAACAGGGATGCCTCCACTTGTCTATACAGGCCAACAAACTTCAGGTTGTTCTGACAGTTTATTGTTTTGCGTGACAGATAACTCTATAGGGTAGTGTAGCCAGCATTGTTACGGCCTATAAGAGCAAGACTAGATACCTAGTCCTGCTTAAAGTTATACCAGTTGTTTCAGGTTTGTCAATACTTAACGAGCACTTCCGCTAATATCGTATACAAATTTACCTGATTGTAATGCTTTAGCAATAGCTTCTTGACTCTTTTCATACTCAAAGGTAGACATTTTGCTTACCTGTGACTCATAAAAGACACCATCTGTGCTCTCGCCTGTAGGTGCAGAACGGCTACTACGGGTGTTTACGCTTTCAGCAGCACCCTTATCTGCAGTAGATTTCTTAACCTTAATACCTTTATCAGCTTTGTAAAGATCGATGGCACGGGCAGCAGCCTTAGCATCGCTCTCATTATCATACAAAGCATCTTGAATCCATTTAGGTTGTTCTTCAACCCAGTTGTGGAAGTCATCATCATCACGAATAACATCAAAGTCTGGGTGCAAACGCATCAACTCAGCCTCTGCCTTATCCTTAGATGTCTTATGCTCCCTCTCATCTAGCTGTTTGAATCTTTCATCCAACGCTTGAGTTTGTTCCTTAGCCTTCTTAATTGCAATGGTTTCAACAATCTTTGCAACATCAGGATAGGTCTTTGCCCACTCAGCTAGTTCTTCCTCACTCTTAGGAAGACTAATTTGTTTCTCTGTACTCTGCTGAAGCTGTGAGCGTAGCTCATCAATCTGCTTTTGCAAAGTAGTTTGCTGTTGCTGAGAATGTCTACGCAGATCTCCATAACGCTTCTTAAAGCTTTTCTCTTCTGCGTTTAAAGAACTGTCCTCAGGTTCTTGTGCTTCCTGTGGTTCTTTGTTCTTATCTTCAGCCATTTGTTTCAACTCTGCTTCTTCTTGTTCAATCTTATCCTTGTTAGCATTACGCTTACCAAAGGGAGAAAAAGCCTGAGCTTGTTGATTCTGATTAATTACTGCTTCTGTCATACTTACCTTTAAAGTTGGGGCTAACTGTAGCTGTCAATACAGGGAGATAGGTAGCCAAGGATGGTGGGGGTTATTAAGTACCTGTCTGCCCACCTCAGACTTAGGTATTCAGATTATATATTATTTCTTACGTCTTGCAACTAGGCCACCCTTAGCCATAGCCATAGGCATTTCTGAAGGAACCATAGACATATCTGGCATAGTGTCCATTCCAACAGGAATTTCAGGAACAGATGAAGCTGCTTGGTTCATTGAGTCAGATAACATATAGTCTTCCATGCCATCTGTCAATCGATAGTCGGCAGCATCTGAAAAAGTAGAGAGTTCTGAGTCTGTTGTTTTATAGTAATCAGGAGTAAATTCAGTATTTTTAGCAGCAGCATCTTGAGTTTCTTTTTTATTTTTAAACTGCTGTACTGCATCCATTACTGTTTCTTTAAACATTGCTCTATTTTCTTCAGCAGTATTAGTCGAACCTTGTTTAAATATTTCTGCTGTTCCTCTATTACTTTTATTACTCACTGCTTTCTCAGTTGCTGTTAAAGACGCTTGATCTTTCTGTGCTTGATTGGTAATGTTTACTTCTTGAGCACCTTCTGGAATATCTGTAGCTGGAACACCATTAATAAAAGTAACAAACATAGAACTGCCATCAGGCTTCTTAAACTGTTTTACTTGAAAACCAGTGCTGGGCTTAGGCATACCACCAATAGCCATCTTGTTCTCTCCACCTTCACTATCCAGCTCACTCATGATGCTATCAATCTCAGAAGCAAACTCATCACCATGTGGTTCTTCTGGACTGGCTGCTTGTTCAGCATTGCCCATTTGACCAATCTCTTCCATACGAGCCAAGCCTTCTTTAGCCTTGTCTCTAATCTTCATTAGCCTATCTAGTCCAATATACCTAACAACATCAGCAGGAAGAACAAACTCACCCTCGCTGAGCTGAGCAGGAATATCATCTCTAACTTCTTTTTGTAAAGAACCAGCAGGTACTTCGTTACCAGATACAGGATCTACTGTACCGCCTTCTTCATTCATGCCGCCTTCAGCGAACAGTCTATCTGTATCATTATTGTACATTTACTTCATCCTTAAGATATTTCAATCTGCGTAAAGCAGCAATGGCTCCTTGAGCCTTTCCAATCTCACGCATCTCTGAAGCTTGTTCTAAGTCTTTCTGCTTGTTTGCAATTTCTGCATCAAGCAACTCTAAGAACGCATCCCATGTTACATGAGTGTTTACAAAGCCTTTAAGCTTGGGGAGGTACAGCTTGGACATTACCAGCAAATCCTTGTTCACCCGGTACTGGTGCAGCACCAACACCGATATTCCCACCACCACCACCAGTCATGTCAGACACTGGAGGAGGACCACCTTCTGGGCCACCAACTGGAGGAGCACCCTCTGCTGGAGCAGCAGGAGCTGTAGCTTGCTGCATCAGCAAAGCTTGACGCAAAGCCTCATCCATATTGTTAGTCACCTTGTCTGGATCTAAGTCCATACTCTTTGCTATCTCACGAATGATGTAAGGAAACTTAGCAAACGGCATTAATGCTGGTGAACTAGCAATCTGCAAGAACTGCATCAAGCGTTGGCTCCTCACCTCATTAGCCATCAAGCTCTCTGTACCTCTAGCTGTAACTTCCAAATCACCTTTGATAGATCTATCAAAATCAAACTGCATGTTAAAGCTAAAGAAAGCTTTACCAAGTGGAGCCAACAAGTAATCATCCACATTCTTGATGATGGTTTTAACACTGCCTGATGCAGCATTCATCAACATAGAAATACCAGAAGCTGTTCTTCCTACACCACTAACACCTGTCTGACCATGTGAGAAGGAAGGCATACCTGTTGATTCATCTGACAATTGTCTAGCCTTATCAAACAGTTGCAGGTTTTGTGCAGCCACATTAGGAAACTGTGTTCCAAATAAAGATTGACCGGGAGCACCGCCCTGTCTCCTAAACACCTTACCCGGATACACTGTCATATCCTGACCGGGAACGAGATTGGTTTCATCAACCTCAAATACAAGGTTGCCCGACAACACCGCATTGTCCACTGCCATACGCATAAAACCATTCATGAGGGTCTGGGTGTCGTCCATGTTTTCGGCAACACCAATGCCAAATAGAGAGTAGGGGTTTAGTTCGCAAGGAGCAGCATAGTACGGAATGTTGGCGGGCTTAAACGGATTCAACACTAAGCGAATCACTCTGTTGTTGCAGAACCATACATTGGCTTGCAACTCCTTAACTTCCAACAAAGCTTCAGGAATATCAATGTCGTTTTCTTTAAGCATGTCAATATCAACATTGCCCCAATACTCCAACACTTCAAATCTATCTACTCCCAAGTTGGGAGCATAGTCTCTCAAGTCATCTTCCCAATACTTCTTAGTGTAAGAAGCACCTTCAGCAATGACATCTTCAATAACATTATTTCTAAACAGAGGACGATTCTTCAAAGCCCTGAGTTGTGTAGCACTAAGCTTGTGTCTCTCAATAATATATTGAGCTTCTTCCATGTTGGAAGCATCAGGATCAGGATAGAAGTTCCAGATAGACACATGTGATGTCTCTGGTACTGTCTTCATCTCAGGCTTGTAAGTGCCTTCATCATCCCAACTAGGATATTCTTTGGTCTTAGCAAATGGACCCTTCATGATGCCTGTACCAAACAGAGCCATCTCAAAGGCAGTAGAACGCAGGTGCTTATTAGCACCACTTTCGTCTAGCTGGTCATGTATCTTCTTCTCCATCTTCTTAGCTGCCACCATAGCAGGACTAAAAGTAATGGAGGTGGGTGTAACACCCGGACCTTCTTTTAAATTCTTAGTATCTTTAAGTTGTTCCTTCAGCGGTCCAAGTCTATCCATCAAACTGGCATAGGTTGCACCGGGAGGTAAATCTTTGCCATCACCTTTGTAACCAAAGGGAGAAACAACTTCAGGCTCAGCATCTTCTGGAGCCTTAGGATCAAAGTGTACTGAATCAACTACACCTTCTGGTAATACAGTTGGATCAACACTTAAAGGAAATCTATTGTTAGCAAATAAGACATCAGTGATTTGACCATATGCTGCAAGCACCTTGGTCTTTGTCACTTTAACAAACACTCTGCTCTTTTCTGTCTCAGTGAATTTAACATCTGGTCCATATAGACCACGATAGTTTCTGTAAGCCTTCAGCCAACGCTGTTCATCTTGCCTACGACTCTCTTCAGACTTGGTGTATCTATCGTTTAGAAAAGCTAAGAGGCTATCACCAGTAAATGGTGCAGCCTCGCCTTCCTTCTTATCCCCTAAACCAATGGACTTGTCATCCATAAAATTGTTTGTCGCCATAAATACCCTTTAATACCCAAATACTGGGTCTGCTGTCTTCATACCAGCTCCAGCAGAATGTAATGGATTGTAATCGAACAAACTACTTCTAGGTCTGCTCATCACTCCATACCGAATAGCATCATATAAGTGATCTTCAGCCTTAGTATCAATATCCTCTGGGTTTCTCTTGTCCAAAGGTATGATGGGTAGCTGAGCAATCGTGTTTACACAGTTGCTTGTTATAACTAGTCTTGGCTGTTCTGTAAAGGGGTCAAGTTGTAGCCTTCTATGCAGCTCATTCTTACCCGCCACCCTACTTCCAGCACTTCTATCAGACGGCCTCCACCTACAGCCCTCTCCAATCATCTGTTCTGCCAGTGATGGGCCTGTATCACCCCTCTTATGCCAGCAACTACTGTCCAACACCCCATATCTCATAGGGCCATCGTTCTCCTCAGCCCTCATCACCATGTGAGCGAGGTCTTTGGCAAGCACTTTGCTAACATATAGCTCACGATAGACCACCAATTGCTCACTTGGAGACACAGCAAACCACACCACAGCACTATAACTTCCGTATCCATAGTCGCAAGCCCTAAATTTAGTCCAATTACTTGGTATGTGGAATGGGTCCACTACATGTATCTGCCTATTAAACTCAGGGAATGCCGCACCTTCAGCAATATCCCAGTTTCCCTCTAGTAGTTGCTTCCTCTGATGCTCAGGAAGGGACAACAACATAGTCTCATAGTCACCTGTCTGCATCAAATAGGGGTTATCTGCCAGCATAGCAGGGATAAACCTACGCTTAAACAGTGCTTGCCCCTCCTTACTGTGTCCTTTGGGATACACTAAGGTGGTTCCACTCTCAATATCTGTGGCATCAAAGGCTTTACCCGCTTGAGAAGGGTCAATAAACATCTTCTTCACCCAAGCATGACCCGGTCCACCCGGATTGGTAGTAGCTCTCATGAAGATTGGTAGGTCTGACGCTGCTGTACGCAGTCGAGAACGCATATAGTTCCACGGAAATGGCGTATGCCACTGCGTCAACTCATCAAAACCAATCCAGCTAAACGCCAAACCCTGATATCTCAATACGTCTTCATCTCTATCAAGGTAGGACATCCACAGTCTAGCACCTGACGGAGCTTCCCATTGCATCTTTCGCTCACTCCATTTGATGCCGGGGTAAATCTTTGGATAAAGCTCTTGACTCTTCCAAATAAGTTCTCGAAGTTCTTCTGTAGTGTGTCGTAACAGAAGCCCAGAAAACTGTGGATGTACCATATACCTCAGTGGATCAGCCAACATAGCGTAGCTTTTACCACCTCCAGCAGCACCACCATATAAAACTTCCCTCTCTGAAGAAGCTAAGAAGAATGTTTGTGGCCCCGGATTGGGCTTAAACAATACTTCCCTATCATCAGGTGTCGCTAGAGGAATCTCTGGCGAGTTTACTATCGATATATTCGGTGAGCTTGCTGTACTGTTCTGACTCGAAGTATCCTGTTTGGTCTTCCCTGCCGAGCCTCTTGGATTTTTCTTCGTACCTTTCCGCTTGCTCAAGGGCTTTTTTGAGCCTTGTGGCAAGGTTGCGGTAAGTAGCGGATTTTCGTCCATGAGTTCTTTCAGTCTTTATTCTCTTTAACAATCCCACATGGCTTATCGTTCTACCTGTTGTGGTGGTAAGCCAAGCTGCTACCTGCCTAGAGCTATATTGTTTTAAATGTTTCTTAGCTAATTCTAACGCTTCAAGCTCTGTAGGTATTGGCTGCAGGAGGTTAGGATCTTCTTCATCTTGTCTGTAACCAAATGGTATAGTTTTTCTAATTTTTGGAATAGGTACATATGTTTCCTTTGCTTTGGGCTGGGGTAATATCCAAGCCCCTAAATCTCTATCACTCACCGCTGTCTTTGGCTGGCAAAATCATGATGCCGTTAGGTGCTGTCACCTGAACTTTCTCTGTCTTCACCAAACCAGCCCTGTCTAACAAATCCTTAGCAGCGTTGAGCTTCTCTTTCAAGCCTAGCTCTGTAGGGTCAGCAATGCCACTAACAACCGCCATAGCTGCTCTAGGAGCATTCATAGCAATGTAAAGCTGTGTAGCCTCAATCACTTCTTCCTTGAGAGTTTCCATCAGTACTTTGGTATTGTAACCTTCGCTATAGCCAGCAAGCTGCCTTGCCTTGTGAGGATTACCCCCAGCCTCAGCAAATAACACCTCAATGAATCTCTTCTGTTGATCGTTTAGTTCTCTTTTAGCCATAATGTTTCTTTAAATAGTTGAAGTGGTGAATTGTTCAGACACCCTAACGCTTACTTCCACCGCACTGTTTACACTGCACAATCCCCTAATCTTGTCATCATGTAACAAATAGAAAGCATTTGTAATTTGTAACAAGCTATTAGGTTCTAGTCTTACAGACTCAGCAATTGTGTAATAGGTTGTGTTGGAATGGCTGTACCAGTCTAAAGAGAATGTTACAGCACTGCTGGTTACATTGGTGACGAAGACGCTATCGACAGCAGCCCTAAATGTTGGAGGGGCTGTGTAGATGTCTTGGTTGCTGGTTGTTAATACAGCAGCTACAGTTCTGTTCTTTGTTGTCATGTTAAATCGTAGAATGTAAGAGAACCAATACCGCCACCAGTCCCTGATATTGTTCTCGCAGCTAATGTATATATATCACTAACAGCAGCCAAAGAAACACCAAGTTGTAAATCCCAGTTATAACCAGATCCTGTAGCTAATGGTACTCTACCTGATTTACCTGTAGTGAATTCACTGTAACATATAGTTCCACCAGTCATTGATGTTGATGCTAAATCTTGTTCTACATTACTAGTAGAAGAAACCGCTGTCCATGTTGGTGTTGTTAATGTTGTATTTTTAAACAAAGCCAATTCATAATTGTCTGAAGTGGTGGGTAAGAAATTTAAATTGTATGGAAGCACTACAGCACCTAATGCTGTAGAAGGCAGTCTTATAGAAACTAATGGTTTAAATGTTGTTGTTAAAAATGTACCTGTTGTAGCAGATACCATTCTGGCTGCGTGTTCTTGAGATACTGCTTCATAGCCACCCTCAGACATCACAGAAGAACAGATCTGTTTCATTGCTGACGAAGAAGCTACAGTTCCTGTGTTAGTTATTTCATAACGAACAGGAAGAATAGCTGTAGTCATATATACAGCAGTTTCTATATTTGAGTTATGGAAAGTATGGGCAACAATAAATTGTCCATTGATAACAAATCCACATCTCACACTACCAACACCTAGCCATTCAAAATCCATGAACAAGATTTGTGTCTTAGTCAGATCTAATGTTATACCACTAGTACCTGTACCATCCAGCTTATCTCCATTCCAACTAGCCTTAGCTGCATATCGTGCATCACTTACAGAACCACTGGTAGATGTTCTTAGAACAAATGTAATTCCATTAGCACCCTGTTCTAAAAACACACCATTATCTGTTCCAAAATAACCAACCCTTTGTCTCAAGTTTGTTTTGGCTGTATCCATCTTGAATGTAGCCAATAACAACAAGCTCTTACCCGGCTGATAAGGAAACACTCT